CCCTCCATACTGTTTGCCCTGGCACCGTCGAGCGCAAAGAAGTTTTCACGTACAACGTTACGACCCTCGCGGCCCATTACCTCGACAACGTCTTTAGTCGCGAAGATAGCTTGAAACAATGCGTCGACCCGGCTCGCAATGTCGCCGCTAATATCAATTGTTATGCCCACCATTATGCCACCTGTAAACGCCCGTCGACAAGCTCGACACTATCGCCGAGCTGATCAAGCAACCCGTCGAGTAAAGAGCTCTGTTCTTTTGGCTGTGTGATTCCCAAAGTCTCATTGAACGGCCGAGACTGCGTCGGCACCTGTTCACTGGCCGAAACGATACCAAACTCGACCGCCTCGTCACGATCAATGTCCGCGAGATCCATACCCGAATTATAATCAAACGGCGGGTACGGCGTTCCGAACCGAGATATCGCCGACCAGATCGGCGAGTCTTTACGCGCGATCATTCGACCATTGAAAAACTCGCCGCCAGCTTCCGCCCAACGTCGCGGCCAATCGCGCGGTACCATACGCGAGCCCGACCGTATAAGTTCTTGCGCCGGGAACTCATCGAGTATTGCGCTCGTCTGACCTTGCGTCCAATTTCCGTAACCGTGCGCCATTTTCGTATTGGTATCAGCGATAAGATTTAGACGACGGTCGCTGGAAAGATCCTGTATTGTTCCGCGCTTGCCCGCGTCCGGCTCGTACCCTATCGAATCAAGAAAGCCTTTCATTTCTGTACGGAACAAAGACGGGTCAACAGACTCGCCAGCTTGCGCCGCTCGTCGTAATCCTGTCGCCTTATCGACAATGACAGTCGGCTCGATCAACCTGTTAAGCAAACGATCCATTTCGTCGAGTATCCGGTAATCGGTAACGCGCGCAGAAAACCGCGCGCGCTCCAATATATCCGGGCCAAGCTTCGCAAGCTCAACACTTGACAAAGACGTTGGGAACAAGTCTTTAACAAGCTGACTTCGCAACGCCTCCTCAAATGTTATTGGCGTATCAAATATCACAATTAGACTCTTTCTTTGTTCCTACCTGTAGCGCCTGTGCTATTCCCGGCAAATGGGATCTCCTTCGCGCGGGTCTATCGGTTGTTTGTTTGTTCATGGCGTGTGATAATTTGTGGAGTTTTCCTCAAGTCCCGCCGCTGCTAGTGCCGCTAGTGGATCGTCAGTTTCTACGATCTCTACGTATGGACGGTTGCCAAGCGCGGTCATTTCGTTGTCGATTTTGTGCTGCGTGATATCTTCCTTGCCAGCCCTGCCCTGTAGCTGACTGATTGCGAAGTTACTGACATACCAGATCTCTGTAGGGTCGTCTATCTCACGCCACTGCACCCAGCCCATCTGATCGCCTTCGCCGTCGCAGTACTGAACAAATAATCGTTCAACCTGTTTGCGTTGTTGTGTGAACTTGTCAGCCCTCATCCAGACAGTGACGTTCATATCCGCAAAGGTCATTGTTGCGATTGTTATCAGGCATATTGTTAGCAGTAGTTTTTTCATCACTCGTATCTCCACTTGGTTGCATTGTAATCAGCCAGCGCCTCAGCAGGGGACATGTTGGTACGATAGATGCGTAGCTCGCCTTGTAGTATTTTGCCATAAAATGCGCCTGTATGATTTACGCCTATCCTTAACACAGTGTTGCTTGTGTTGATACCGACGGACCCACCTGCTCTTGCCCATGAAGTAGGGACACCATTAATAGACAGAAGGCATGAATTGGTTTGCATAGACAACGTGACGGATGTATCGTGCGTCACTACAATATGGGTCCAAGTATTAGCAGTTATAGCCCCTGCTCCTGATCTCATTGCCTGTGATTTACTTTCCCAGTAAACATCCATTTGATCAGCAATATCAACAAACAAATCCATTGCTCGGTAATTGACATCAGCACCGTATCCGCAAATAGCTGCCGATGTATCAGATCCATCATACCTGACCCACGAAACAATAGAACGCGGCATGGTCCCATAGATTCCAAGCTGATTCGTTGATACCAAAACATCATTGACGCCATCGAAATGTTCACAACCGTAGTATGCGTTGCTGTGGGTTGAACGCGCCGCTGCCGTGCCTTGAATTACGTTGATTGGTGACTGCGTATAGTCCACGTAATTACTGCTGTCGTCAGGCGGTAACTCAAACGTGTACCAAGCGACGCAGTATTCTTCCAGCGAACTTTCAATCTTCTCACGCGACCGCCGCCGCATAGTCTCTGACCTGCCCCGCGTGTAGCTAACAGCGTGTGCCGTGGCTACTAGCCAGCACATACACAGCATTGTGAGTATGACCCGCTTCATTAGTTACCCCGCGATTTATTAGTGACGATTGCAGGAGATGATACCCACCACGTATCGAAGCCCCAATCTGTGTCGCCGACTGTCATTTGGTAGTAGTGAATCTGGTTAGTCAGTTGCGTTGGGTGTGTTGCCCTATAGCCCCATTCCCACGTCGTTACGCCGTTGACAGACGTGTGAACTATGGCATTGAGGTTGGTAATGTCAAATCCTGCTGCGTCGTGAGTGTTGGTGTATGGCGTCTGACTACCAGCGCCGCCGCCGGCCGCCACCGTTCCCCAGTAATTGCTTTCACCATCACCGGACGTGAGCCATGCCTGACCAGCGGAACCGTAGTTACCGTTCTCATCGAGTATAGAGCCCATGATTTGAATATTAGTTGCATAGCCAGCACCAACATTAGTAAAACCATAACCATCGTATGATTGATAGCCGGTGTACGCTACTGATCCGTCGGGTTGTATCGCGCTTGCCTGGGCGCTAAACGTCATTTCGACGCCATTGAGCGGCGCGCCTTTGTTGGCGTTATCACTTGAACATGTGAAGAGTAGCCAATTTGTGCCATTGGCCGGGGTATTGGTAAATGCTGTTGTTGCCGTGAGGTTGGTTACGTACTGGATCGCGTTTGTTACGTCGTACATGCCAACCTGTAGCGAACGCGGCGGACTATGCCCGGCGCTGGAATCTCGCGACGAGTAGAACTTGTATACGTATTCGGTACCAATTTCGAGATTGGTGTATAAGAGCGAACATTCTGCGTTAGCGGGTGTTAAGTGCGAATCAACGAACGTGTTTGATTCCCATCCAACGGCACTGTCAATCATGCCGTTCTCGTCGACAGATACCCATTCGGTTAAGACCGCGTCGACTTTAGTATTAAAGCCGTCGAGATCGGTCATGTCTGTTACCGACCCGTCAATAGCCGCTATGTTGTTGTATCCGATTGCAGCGGTCAGAAAAGAGGGCGAGCCAATATCGAGATAAGAGATTGAAGTACCGGCAACGTTTCGCTCAAATGCAGGCCATGCACCGCGAGTCTCGCCACCAAGCGTTATAAAATCAACGTCGAACAATCCGTCGGCTGGACTATTAGCTTGATCATATGTGCATGAACTATCTAACAATGCAACCCCGGCTTCCGCTTGAATGTCGTCAAAATGCGAATAGAGTGTTGAACCATTTGTGATATAAGCAAAATGATTGTGGCCGTTATACCCACTAACGATAACGACATTGTTTGCCGAGCGTATGGCACCGCCGCCCTCAACACTAAAGACAGCGGCCTCCGTGAGTGAGCTCGTCGACGCGCCTGTAATCTCAAATCTTGAACCCATTATTGTTTTATCTGTGCCAACACCTATATTTCTATACGCAAAATGCTGGCCAATGTAATCAGCATTCGGCACGTCCAACGCAAAATGAGAATTGATAATGACAACCTGACCAGTTGACCAATCAGCGATTACAGATAGATCCGTGTTTGTTGTGCTGGATTCTGAATACGCTTCAACACTGTACATGTGTAACGACGCGTTGTTTGTGAGCCATATAACCGAACCAGAAGCACGCGGAATACCCTCGAATGCAATCTCGACTTCAATTTCGACATTCTGCATTTCGACTTTGCCGCCGCGCACATTGATGCCTTTTTCCGTACCATTAGTATAGTCGGCAATCTCGATTCTTACATTACGAAAATAGTAGGTATCATCAGCGGCGGCCGTATCTGGAATCAACATTCCTCCCGCCGCTATTTCACCCTGAACATGGATATCAGAAAGCCAACCGCCGCCGCCAGCAAACGTGATCGCTACGCCGGAATTGAATATCAGACGCGGAGTATCAACGCTGGAATATCCCTGTAAATGCACAAACGCATTGGTAAAAACGATACCAGCATCCATACAATATTCGCCCGGACCAACGAGGACAACTTGCACGTTTGTTGCGGCGCCAGCGGATAACGCGCCAGCAATAGCGTTGGTCACAGTAGCTTTAGGTGTACGAATACTGCGACCGTCGTTGTCGTCTGACCCGTCGATTGCCACGTACCATAGACCGTTATTTGTCCACGGCGTAACGCCATCTGGCACGGTTATCGACTGACCATTGACCAATATTTCAGCGGCATAAATAGTGCCGCCAGCGTGGATAGTGCCGCCGGTCAACTGTTTTACGCTTACGTTGTCGACGTATACCGGGAAGCCGGTACCCGCGATAACGGTCAACACAAAATTGCTCTCGTTGATAGTGCCGACCTTAACAACCATTGTTGCTGACTCAGCAGTTACAAAGCTACTGGTCAACCCGCCAAATATTACGCTATTAGTTACAGCCTCGTTATTGATAACAAGATCAAATTGCGCCTGGTACGTACTGCCCGTACCTTGTGAAATATTATTGCTTGGCGTTAACGTGCCACTGGCGCCCGCTAAAATTAGAATAGTATTTGAATAAGTACCGCTCTGCACGTACGAGGCGCCAGAGAGCGCCCAACCGTCAGTACTGCCTGTAAAGGTACCGTTAGTTGTAAGCTCGGCGCCTGGCGTGCCGCTGGCAACGACTAGCGAGTTTAGTACGTTTGTTGTACTGACACTGCCAATCGTCGTCACAATGCCGCCTTGTATAACGTTGCCGTTGCCGTCGGTACCTGTCGCGCCTATCGACGTACCCGCGACGTACTCAGGCGACACAACACGATTGAACGTACCCGTTAGACCTATTACGTGGTCGATATACCCACGCCGCCACGGCCTGTTAGGATCGCCTAAATCAAAGCGTTGGCTGGTACCCGGTATATTGTGACCCCAACACTCGAAATAATTACGAAAGGCGCTATCGCCTAAATGGAAAATGTAGTACGCGCCGATACCGTCTGAGATATAGACCGCGTTTGTTGAGTATGTCCGCGTCTGCAACCATACCGAGCCCGGCGGCACAAGGTTCGTTTCGGTACCCACAAACGCCAAGCAGCCGTCATTCACGCCACCGCCCGCCCAACGTGTCGCGCTATTGCGGCCAAAAATCACGACGTTAGTGTCGGCGACGCCAGTGCCCGCGAATTGGCTTGCCTCGAAAATGCCGCCGTTAGAGATACCCTGTTCGGCCCAATCAAACCCGGCCGACGGCGTAACGCTCCCGTCACGCGCTAAATAGTCGGTTTCAATATTAGCGATCGCGGCCGTGTTCGTGGCGATCAATCCCGAGTTGGTCGTGATCCGCCCGTCGAGCCCGTCGACGGCGCCGGTCGTTGTAACGCCGTTATCTGCGAAAAAGTCGGCCGGGTATACAACAAGGTCGTTTATGTCGACCATAACGGCGAAAGTCTCTGCAACTGGCGTACTCGTTGGCGCGCTGGCAATTGTGTAAAAGTTTGTCGTTGGCGCGGCCCACGTCGACGTATTAGTGTTCGTCCCGTGCATACGATAGTAATAACGCACGTTCGGAGAAAGCGCTGTATTAGTAAAACTCACGACACCGCCGGTCGAGTTGATAACCGCCGACGTGCTCGACCATGTCGCGACGTTAGTTGTCGCGTCGAACGTGCCCCAATAGAAAGCGACCTGTGCATTAGTGTGCGCGTTCGTAACGATCGTCGCTCGCATTACAGCGCTCGTCGACGTAATACTCGTTGGGCCTGGCGCGTTAGTCAGCGAGAGTTGTGCAACGCTGTTGCAGGCTATAAGCAACACCGTTGCAATCAAGATTCTTTTTCGCATTTCCTAATCCTCCAGAACTACAATAGATTGCGCGCCCGCCGCGCCAACAATACCGATCGCGACATATACTTGCCGGTCGGGATTCCAGAGCTTTAGCTGTGTGCCGTCGAAAAGGTACTCGCCCTCGTTTTCCGACCGCAACACGTATACGGCATTACTCTCGCCAATCGTCAAAAAGTTTGGATCGTTTACAGGCGGCGTGCCGCTGGTCGTGTGTCCGTCTTCTCGAAATTCGAGAATACCTTTTGCGAGCGTTATCTCTCGTGTCGGCACGTCTTTTGTTACGCACGATATAATCAATGCGTACTCTTCCGACTTCTCACTAATCGCAATATTGGTCTCAGTATTCGTAAACGCGAGCAACGCGTGCGCGTCGGCCTCTGCGCCATCGTCCCAACCGGCCTTGTTCAAATCCGTCTTTATGTCGGCCGACGTAATAGTCTTTGTCATAGCAGGCGCGCCCTGTAACCCGGCGACCGTGTTTAGCTTTGCCTCGACTGTTATCGCGGCGAGGTTCGATACGTCCTCGATATTGTCCGCGTCGGCAAAGATGCCGAGCTCGTATTGACAGTCGTTTCCGCGCCATAGATTCGCGCTCGTGTTGTTGCGTACGTCAACGAGCGTTTGTTCTTGGGATAGATCGACTTTCAACCGTATACGTTTTCTATTTATTGGCATTTCCTAGTCCTTACGTGCTCTTTGACATTATGCCCGCAATGAGCGAATACGCGAAAATCGTTGTCAACCCTATCAGGCGCGGAGACACGCTCAACAATTGCCCGTTCGTCCCCCGCCAAACTGTCTCGGCGCCGCCAGCGTTAAGCGCGACAATTTGTAACGTGCCCTCGTCGGGCAACGCTAAAGGATGTTCAAACAGAAAGTTTTGCGCCGCGTGATTGCTGTCGTGTTTTCGGGTAACAGAGAAATTATATCGGTTCTGTCGATTGCCGCGACCGATCGGCTTTACGTAATCAGCCCGCAAAAACTGCGCAACCTGCACTTGCCGAGTATGGGTATAACCCAAACCCGACACGCTTTCGCGATGATCGCCCGCAAGCTCTACATTTCCGAATCTTACTCTCACTGTCTACCCTCATACGTCACAAATTACGGCGCTGTGGTACCGACATAGAACAGCGGATCAATAGTGCCGCCAGTCCATGACCGAGTCGCTATAAACCCGAGTTGACCTGCACGCAAAGTTACACTGCCAAATTGTAACGGTCCCTCTTTGGGCGCCGCGTTGTATATGCGGACATATACGCCGGTTGCGCTGATATTAAGATCGTTACTATTGCCATTGAGACTCACTCCACGACCAGCGCTCGCACCTTGAACCTGTAACAGATCAACGACGTCGCTCTCGTCAACCCCAACGGGCGTTAGCGCCGCGCTCGCGTCGACACCGCCTAGAGTCTTATCGACAAGCCCTTCACTATCGACGTTATGGTCGGTAATGTTCATGTTGAGATTTATTACAACGCCGTCGCTGCTTTGAATATCGTCCCACGGATCGACCGCGCCCCACGCGACCGTATACGCTTGCGTGTAAAGCTTTGTTTCGTCGAAACTGGTATCAGCAAACGCCTCAGTTTCAACGAGTAGGCGATGGCTCGTACCTGTCCACGCCTCGTCATTAGTACCGATCGCGACGAACGTTACCGCGCCGAGCAATGGCGCCACGGTCGAAAGCGTAATCGTCGGCATTTGCGTTATTGCGGCCGCTCTAAACGTAAGCTTCTTGCCCGCTAGAGTCTGTATGACCAGATCTTTGTCAGTGGCGCCGTACAGCGACGAACCGATTGCCGGGGTTGTGTGCGGGAACAATACAGACAAACTGTCCCACTGCGTCGGCGTAAACGATATCTCGACCGGCGCGTTAGACCAGCGCTCGTCAACCTTGCCGTACATGTCGACATTGACGTCGAAAGTCTCGGCGAGAATGTTCGCCGTTATGTCGCCAGCACTATAAAAGGTGACGCTGTTATAAGTAACGATGGCGGGTCCGCGTATAATAGTTGAACGATCTAATGACATGCTTATTACTCCTATGGTACTAGGGACAAACCCCCGTTTGTATTGAAATCACAATGATAAGTTAGCGTCGCGCCTGGCGCGGGCGGTTGCAGAAAGAAACCGGCCGCGTTTATGATCTCGTTGACCTTTGGCACGTCTGTTACTTGTAAATGATGTAGGCCGTTCATAACGTGTTCGACGACTTCCAATCCGTCAACGTACGTCCCTTGTCGATTGACCGTCGCGTTTTCGCTAACTTCGACGGTCAATCGAATATCCTCCAGATATGGGCCGGGCAAATTCGGCTTGTTTACTGTGCCGCCGCGCATAAGAAACAAGACCGAGACGCCGAGTCTATCTAGCGCCTGGTCAATCTCGTTTTGAATCTCGCCGGTATCCTGCACGAGAATCTTAACTTTATCCGCGTAAGTGATAAAGAAATCGAGCGTCGCCAAATGCGCGGCCGCCTGATTATAGATCGTTGCAATTACCGACGACATACTCGTTACCCCTCGGCCTTTGCCGTTTCAAGCTTTGGCGCGTTCTTTGGCGCGGCCTCTTTCGTAACGGCCTTTTTCTCGTCTGCAACAAACCGGCAACAGCGGAAAATGTGCGAGTCGCCAAAGATGTTATCGGTTCTAAACTTGAGCGATTTATCGCTCGCCATAATCCCGACCGCTGGCGTTGTGCGTACGGTCTGTTTTTCCTCGCCTGGTACCATGATATAAGCAGGCACTAGCGTTAGGTCAAAACAGTCGACCGGCTCGTGCCCTTTTGTCAGACACTTTTTACCGAGCTCGCGCACGTTCACTTTATAACCGGCGGTTTCGAGCCGCTTAACAATAATATCTCTGTCTTTCTTGCCTGACATTTTACAGACCTCCCATGCTTTCGCGCGTAGCTTTGCGCGTTGTACTTCTTACTACTTCAACATCGTTTCCCGCGTCCGTTCCGGTCGTTGGATCTTCTATGGCAAAATTACAGCCCGCGACTTGTTCGAGCACCTTGATCGCCGCGTCGCGCTTGTCCTGGCGATCCTCGTCTAAGAAATAACCCGGCACGCGAACAACTATGTCGCATACAACGATCATTGCGACCGTTGTGATAAGGCGGTCGGGAATAGTGCCAGCGTCGCCGAGCGTGTTCTCGGAGCAAGATCCTATGTAACCGCGTGCGAGATCCATTGTCGCGTCAATCGTAGGCTGTACAGGGTCGACCTGTTCCGCCTGTAGCGCGGCCGCACGTAACGAGGCGAGCTCGGACCCTGATATCAGTAACAAAATATCATCCTCAACTAGCGCGCGCCATGCCATAACGTAACCCTCCAAAAAAGGCCGCGCGCCCCTCACGGCCGCGCGGCCTTGTGTAACCGTTTATTCTACGTGGTGAACGGACCCGGTACCGGAGCTAAACGCAACCGCCATTTCGTCAACCGCGAGCTCGACGGCGGCGCCTTTCCAGTAACCCGACTGTGCAAAGGCGAGCAAGTTAGTCTCCTCCGACCCGTTGACAATATAGAACGGCGCGCCAGCGGATACGGCCGACAATGTACAATTATTTGTATTGCCGCTAGGCAGTCCAGACGCCCGCAAGACGTTGCCGCCTGGCGAGAGTGTAACGACCTGTTCGTTTGTGACTGTCTGTACCGTAACAGGCATAATAAAATCACCTGTGAGCGTGAGCGAGACTGCGGAGACCGCGCCGCTACAGGTAACACCGCCCGCAACATTGAGCGTGGAATCAGCAGTAACCGCGCCGACAGCGTGGACAGTACCGCTTGCAGTCAGAGCACCGGCCGCGTTAACGGTCGAATCGAACGTTGCGGCGCCCTCAACATCCAACGTGTTTGTAACGATCTGCGACCCAACGGACGTGGTATCGTTGCTCGACGTCTGACGTATTAGGAAATCGGCCCTAGCCTCCTCCGCGCCAAAAACGCCCGTCAATACGGCAATAAGACCGGCAACCGCCAGCACAACCAACAAGCTCGAAAACGAAACTTTCTTCAACATAACAACCTCTTACAAGTAACTAAACATTGCGACGCGCCGACAAGCGGCGCGTCGCGCTCTGCTACTGTCAGCTAACAGTAAACATTCTCATACCGAGCGAGCTTGTTACCGCGATAAGCGAGTAATGCTCGACACTGACGTCGACGGTTTTCATCTTGCTATCGTCGACAAACACGCGGAACGTGCCGCCGCCCTCGGGCGGAGTAATGAAACGCTTGACGTTGCTCGGGTCGTCTTTGCTTATGTCCGCGTCGGCGTAGTACATAAAGACGTAATTACCGAGCATCTTTGTCTTGTTCGCAGAGCCAGACTGATACCGTGTGCGTGACACGAAACCACGATCGGCGCCAGCAAACACAGCGGCCTCTTGTGGAGTCAGAGACGAGCTCGCGCCCTGTCCGGCCTTGTCCTGTGCTCTGAACGATGTTAGTCGCAGATTCCATGCGGTTTCACCGTAAGCGACCAGATTGCTCTGGAAACCGCGAGCGTCGGCGCCTGTAACCATATCGGTCAAGATATCTGTGTCGGGATCTGCGCTCGAATCCCATGTCTTGCCTGTATTCGAGGCGGCGCCAGCGATCAAGGTTACTGTACGTAACAGCTCTGATCGCAATAGCCTGTTTTGCAACTGGCGGACAGCGGACTCTTGCGAGCCGTCGACCATCTCGTCACGGTCGAGCGTAATCGTGAGCCCTTTATTGATCGTGCGAGCGTCAACACTTGTGCCTTTGAACTCGACGCGCTGGAACGCACCGCCGATTGCACGAATATCGCGCTTTGTATCGACAAAAAACGACTCTCTATTGGTCGCGCTCTTGTACTCAAACCGGCGAGCCGTGGGCACGGGCGGCGCCAACATATCGAGCTCAGCTTGCAAGTTGTTTGGGTCGGTCCAGCCGATAGCGTACTCGGTCAACGCTTGCGAAAAGTTTACAGCGGTAAACCGTTCCTCATTCGAGAGCGACACAACACCGGGCACTCCGACGTCGTCAGCAAAAGCGCTCGGCATATCCGCGTCGTTAGTCATAATCTGTCTTTTCTGTGACATGGTATTCTCCATTATTATTAGCTTATTCGTTTGAGTGTCTCTCTAGCTCTCTGCTATGTCGCGTTGTCTCTATTACGGCACTACAAAGCCAATAGGGAATGCGGGCTCGATCTCGAACTCTATACCATCGCCAGACGCACTCATAAGCGCGCGACCAACAAGATAATAAGTGCCAGCAACAGCGGGCTCGTTTTGTACTTTGCCGTCAGCGGCGGTATAGACGAGTTGTCCGTATGTAATCGCCTCGCTCGCGACGACGAGCAATGTGCGATCGCCAGAACTCCCGAGTAAGGTCAAGTTTGTTTCGATCTCGGCGGCGGCGGGCTCGTCGGTAATGACGCCGAGCGGCAAGTCGTTTGCGCCACATAGCGCAAAATGATCAACGTCCGACCCAAACTTGCCGAGAGTGTATCTCGCTGTTATCGCGGCGTCGCTCAATTTTGAGATAAGACCGCCCTCGAACGTGCCTTCGCCGATATTGCTAAATGACCGTATACCGCGCAAAGCGCGAATGATTCGCTTTATTCTGTTCACTGTTGAACCTCCGTTATCTGTTTGCTAATTACGTTTTATGACCTTTAGCGTTTTCTCTCTCTCGCCGCGTGCTGTCGATTACCCCTCAAACAAAGTCGGATTGCGCTGCTTAGCGATTGCCCATGCGGCGTCACGCGACATTTTCGGATTGCTTGCCATAACCTCGTTGACGAGCGTTCGTATCTCGTGACCTATCGAGCCGTCGAGTTGCCTGTCGCCGCCTGGCTTTACTGCGGGCCCGGTCTTGACTGACTTCTTATCCTTAAGCGCCGCGACACCTTTGTCATAATCATTACAGAGCGCAACAACGGTCGCGACATGCTCGGCGAGTGTAATCCGCCCACTGGCGACCGCCTCGTTTGCGATTGCCTCGTTACGTTCGCCGGTAACGGTTACAAGATTCGAGCTTGACGTTGCAAGCGCTGTCTCGGCGGCGGTACGCGCGGCGCGCTCGTTTGCCATTTCAGCGGCGGCCGTTTCAGAGACACCCTGCAACTCGGCGAGTTGTGCCTCTAGTTCGGTAACGCGCGCTTGTGCGGCAACGGCGGCACTAAGCGCGGCCTGTATTTCCTCGTCGGTCGCGGCCTCATCTAAGCCAAACATTGCGATTAGTTCTTCTCTTGTCATAGCATTTAACTCCTCGTTACTGATTGGCCGAACTGCAATATTTGGCCTGTTTGTTAGTCCGGCGCTTATTAGACTGATCGGCGACCAGACCTTTACGCCATTCTCGCGACCAGCCGGGACAGCGTCCCAACGTGGCGAGAAAAATCGAAACCGCTTTTCAGCGATCAACTCAAGAGCTTCATTTGACCACGCAACGGTCAATTCGAGCTCGTTTGATAGAGCGGCAATGCTCGTAATCCAACCGTATGCGCCTTGATCCTTGTCGCGATCGCGAAAACGCGGGTCGTCTGGATGGCCTTTATAGAACGGAAACCCGCCGAACGTGCCAGAGTGTTTACGAGCGACAGTGGCGAACTCGTTGCACAGAGCTCGCGCCGAGTCGATATCTAGCCGCTGTACTTCTTTGCCACGACCGCCCGATACTGGATGGTCGCCGTACGGTATCGTCAGGCGAGCCGGGTTGTTGTCGTCGAGTTGATTGCAAAATGCGACAAAAGGCGACGAATCGCCCTCGTTTGCGAAAATCTTGCGCCGCGAGGGATACAATAGCGCTGCAACCCCGTTGCATTTTGACGAGGTACTATTGCATTTTTGCGACCGCATGTTTTCGCCCCACATCACCCATAGAAGAGATAAAAACGCCGTACAGGCCATTCTCGCGTGTTTTAACATTTTGCTAATCCTCGGCTTTCTTGTCGTTTTTGGGTCCGTTCAATTGTTCGTTTATCTGGCGCTGTGTTGATTCGTACGCCTGGTCGATTAGATCGTGATCGAAATGCAGGCAACTCGACCCGGCGCCGACCTCGGGCCGTATGATCCGTATGACGTACCCTTTAGCCTGTAGCGCAACGGCACGTTCGAGCGTGCGGCCGACTTGATCTTGTATCATAGCACTCATCGCCATTAAGAAACGGGATACAACCGACTCTCGCTCGGCCTTGTAATGCCAGCTCGGCGCGGCAAGTAATAACCAAGTCTCATTGTATGCAGCGCATATCTCCTCGCACGGCAACGGCAAGTAGTCGACCGGCCCGCCGTCGGACCGGCCTTTGCACGGCAAGAACACGCCTTGTATCGCCATCGACGCGTATATGTCGGCAATCTTTGGGCGAGTAACGTCGATCGACTCGCCGGTCGCCTCGTTGAGTACGCTCACTTGCAATGGTTTTTGCTGTTCACGACCAGATAACGAGCGGGCAATGGTAGTGATCGCCGGTCGGGCGTCCATAATCGACGCACGCTTACGTAGCTTGTACGCGAACCGTTTGCGGTATACGTCGCGATCGTTCAAACCGCTTACAATGTGCCAAGCTTGGTTTGCGTCGAGCCCGTACGCGTCGAGCGACGATACGAGAGCGCCAGCGCTAGTACCGGCGCAAGCTGTCGAGACGATACCGCGCGACTGTAACGCGCGCCAGATCCCGACGTGTATATCAACGCCTGGCATACCGCCGCCACTGCGTACGAATAGAATACTTTTCTCTTTAGACATTTGGCTCTCTCTCCTGCAGGCCGAGACCGGCGCCGTTGAATAGCGAGGCGGTCAATATGCCTTGTATGGTTTTCTGTGTTGTGTCGTCTTTGAACATGTCTTGCAATAGGTCGGGTAGTTCTGCGCGTAGTTTGATCGCCTCGGCGACCATCTGGCGCTCGTTAGTGATCGCCAACACGTCGTTGATCCTTGCACGTACGGCGGCGAGCTTGTCGGCCTGTCCCTGTGCGAGCTCGGCGGCGCCGTTCTTTTCGAGCCGTTCGGTAACGATTCGGTCGGCGTCGCGTAGCGTATCGTTGACATTCGAAAACGGGCTCGGAGTGGCAGATTTGGCAGGCAGGCCGACTCCGAGCCCTGGCGTGGTGACGATTCGTTTAGCAAGTATCTCGCCCTCCTCGGGCGTTGGTCGAGCGTAGCGCTCGTTTAGATCGTTGACAGAGACAGGCACTCCGCTCTCGATCAAGAATGTGTCGGTTGCGATATCTTGCGTAATGTTGCGGCGATCGGGCCTGTTTAGTTTGAAATACGCGCGCGGCACGTTCGAGCCTCGGTACCACTGAATTACAAAGCGATCGACTTGCTCGTTTAGAGTTTCCGAGATCATCTCTGCGTCGTCATCCTCTAGTAACGAGCTCTCGTCGGCCTGTATGCTCGCGCCTGTACTGTCGCCGCCGCCAGTTGCACTCATGGTCGAGAGATCCGCGCCGCGCCATATCGCCGTTGTTGCGCGATCCATACGCTCGACAAGCGGCGCGTATGGCGTAGCGTTTCCGCCCTTGAGATCCAAGACCTCGATACCGTCGCCGATATTGAGCACGGCGGCAAAGTCGTTAGAGAGAGCATTGACGGCGTCAACAAGGTTATTCCATTCGGTCGTGCCTTTGGCGGCGCTAGTGCGACCTATAAAGCCGGGCATACCGTTGCGCTCGTTGAATATGACCCAGTCTTTAAGGCTCAACACTTTGTACATATACGCAATGCTCGACGCTTCCATAAGACGGGCGCCAGCTGTTACGAGCCATTCGCCTGCTACAAGCGGCACGCCAGCTGTCGCGTTGTCGGTCGGTAAGTATCGGAGCTTGCCAGTTGTGTTTTCAAAAAACCATAACGGCACAAAAGAAAAGAGCGCGGTCAACCCGGCAACGCTCGGGCGCATAATCATTTCGTGACTGGCGAGCCCTTTGCCGGTTGCGTCCATCATCTGTTGTATAAGCAATCGCACGCCGCCGAGCTCGTTACGGTTGATAGCGCTCGTCGCTTGCAAGTTGTTATAGAAGTATTCGAGCGCTTTCTTGTCGGCCTCGGCCTCGGGACTGTCGTCAACGGCGACGATTTCCCAACCGTACCGAGAAATGCTCTTATACCGCTTTGTAACAACGCTCGCGTGTATGTCGTCGCGGCGCCTGATTGCTTCCCATGTCCGCGCGGCCGGGCCGATGTTGCCCGCGTAGAAACTGTTGATCTGTTGCGTCAAGGTCAACGGCGTTAGCGTTGAGATCGGATTAAAGCGGGTCAACGTCGATCGTCTTACTCGCTCTGTGTCAACGACTCCATTATAAGCACTCACATTATACCCCCGCTAGTACGCCGGTTAGCGACTCGGCCGCGTTGTGTAATTGGTTCAAAGTCTGTGCCGCCGTCTTTACCAGCCGCCGCGCCAACAGTCATCGCCATTGACCAAAACTCGTCAGCATGACCGCCCGGCCCGCGATCGGCGGCAAACCGTATCGCGCCGGTCGACGTTGTCTCTTTTTTGATAGCCCGTAACGCCGACTCGACTTTAGGCGTACGCTTGAACCTTATCCGTACATCCTCGATTCGTGTTCGTAACCCGTATGCAAGGTCGCTCTTTGCCTGATTGGTAAACGTAACCGCCTCGACCTTGAACGAGCCGAACCGCTCTTGCGCCTCTTCTGCGAACTGCATACCGAGCCCGGTATTGTCAATCTGTCCTCGGCGCATTTGCGGCAATTCAAAGTAGGGCCAAAAGGTCGATTTCTGTTCGCGAAAAGTCCTATTCTGCAACGACTCGTGTGCTCGCTCTACTAGCACGCCGCCGACGTGCTCGAAAACGTACAGGTCGGATAGATCGTTTTTCCGTCCCATATCAAGCCCGAAATAGAGAGGGTTGTTGACGCGCGACAACTTTTGCAACGACCAGTCGCACTCGACTTTCGCCTCGTCGACGTCGAAATAACACTTGCCTATTTCATCGTATCCAAGAAACGCCGTCGCGTCGTCGGACGGCTTGCACATATACTCTTGATTAAACGTATCCTCGTCGGCGCATTGCGAACGGGTAAAGTCAAAGTAGTCCGCCTCGACCATGTCTTGCCGCTCGTCGTCTTTGGGCAACTTCTGTTGCAACTTGAAAAGAAAACCGTCGTCGAGCGCGTCCTGTAGCGTGACAGTGTGCAAGCTAAACCCTTTGGGGTTGTCGCCCTTGATCTCTTGTATAAGCGTATTAAAGTAGTTATCAGATCCCCTGTGCGTGCTGAACATTTCCAGTTGGCCGCCCCACGTAATGCCGGGGTACGCGATCGAATACAGCGTGCGCGGGTCGGGATGCAAAGCAAACTCGTCGAGAACTCTGTCGCCACGCTTGCCCGCTTGCGCGTCGGGATTACTACTCATGGAATGGATACGCAACCCGTTATCGAATCGCAATACGTAGGCGCTATAGACTTTGTCGCCCTCTGTAAAGACACACTCGCCGAGATCCTTGGCGCCTATATGCAACATGTCTGCAAAGCTCTTGCAATCTTTGAGGAATAGCCGCGCCTGTAGCTCGTCGCGACTACTGACCCATGCGTCGAGTGTGGCGTCGTTGCGGGATTTGCGACGAACAAGGGCATAAGCAGTTGCCCATGTCCAACCGATTTGACGCGCCTTTTCGGCGATCTTCAAACGAGTGCGGTCGAGTATCCAGCGAGATTGGTACCCGAGCATAAGCGTTTCGAGATCCGCTGGCTTATTCTGTGCGCGTACAGTCTTCATTATAATAGGTTCGCTTTACGTTCGATCTCTTCAATAGTCGCTTGCGAAATGCCGCCTTTGCGCTTCTTGCCAGTACTGGCGAGCTCGGCGATCGCGTTTAGCTTGTCCTCGTACTGTCGCAGTTTCAGGTCAAGCGCTTTCTCGTCGTTCGCCTGGTCGCGCGCCTTGAGTACTAACGAGAACAATTGCTTTACGGCCTTTGGGTCAACGTTCGGCGCGATAGCGAGCTCGAACGCCTTTTGCGCGAGCAACTCTATTGTTGCATCCTCGATCTGTCCTGGCGCCGCTTTGGCGTCAACCGCAATACTATTCGCCATTGCAACAGCGCGGCGCCGCTTCTCGATTACGGCGAACGGTACAACGTCGTGATAATAAGTCGACAGCGACGAGAGCGACGTTTTGACGCCGTACTCTTTCGCAAGCAACTTTAGTACGACGCGATACGACATACCCGCGAGCAACCAATCTTGCAATTGCTCCGATTGCTCAGGCGGCAACCCGTGCAACTTACTGTCTGATCTGGCTTTACGCTTTGTCATAATTCAAGGACGCGCGAACTAGGCCGAAAGGAAAAGACCTAGCCCGCGCTATGGATAGATTATAAATCCTGTGTTGGGAACTTTGAACGTTCATACGAAAAGACCACGTCGGCCGCCGCGCTAGTAAACGTCAGCGTCGGAGTAAAGTACATAGTCCCGACCGTGTTACTCGGCACGGTGGTCGTTACGGTCCATGTACCAGCGGTCGCAACGAGTACCGTCCCGGTAAAGCCGATCATGTCAACAACAGAGCTCGCCTGACTAGCGTCCGCAAGCGTGCCAGTAATAATCATGTTTGTAAGCACCTGTACCGCACCGTCAGCGTCTAACGCCGTAGCGTTTATCCTAATAGAGTTTTGTTCGTAATAGGCAACGTCAGTAATTGAGACAATGCCAGCGACCGTACGGCTATTCGTAACAACTAATATCGCTGGCGTAAGCTCCGCGCGAGCGGGCGAGCCGCAAAACATCATCGTAAGGGCGATCACAAACAGGACACCAATCGCAAGCGCGGGCCACGGATTCACAAGGCTCATACGTTGTAGTTTTTTTGTCATGTTATCATTACTCCTTACTGTAGCGCGTTGCGCTCTGTGTTGCCGTCGGCGGTTATGTGCCAACGACGAACTTCCGACCCAACGGGCAACTTGAAAGATACGAGGCCGAGCTCGCGCAATGCTTTAAGTTGCGCTTTCAAACCGTCCGTATCAACAATGCCGTCGAGCATAACGTTTAGCTGATTGCAAAGTATTGTCTCTTTCAGGCCAAACGGTTGACACTCTGACAGCGCATTGAGAATCTCGACTCGCACTTTCTCTGCCTGGTTATCACTCATTAGCGGGCGCTCGGGCTGACTCTTGCGCTTGATTGATTTATTCATGTTCTATTTCACCATGTCGACGGTACCTTTTAAGATGCTCACTTGTTCGACGAAATGATTAACGCGGGAATGCAGTGCGCTCGCGCGTTCCTCGCTCTTTTGGTCAAACGCGTCAAGCCTATTGCTGATACCGCTCGCAAGCTCGGCGAGCCTCTCGTCGGTATGCTCTCGCAATGCTGTAATATCTTCGCGTGTTTTAGACTGTCCACCTGCTAACCCCTCGCGCTTATGCTCACACGTTTTGACTTGGTCTTTTATCTCTGCCTTAGTTGCGTACTCGGCCTCGATCGGCGGGCGCCGCCGGAACGTGCGAATGATGCTCGTAATCTGCGTTGCAATAACTAACACGAACGCCGCCGCCGTCAACCATCCTTGTAAGTAGTCGCCCCCGACTTGCGCTGTTTGCAGCACTTGCCCGCCCTTTCTTAAGATGGCGAACGGGCCTCGTCGACCCGCCGCCAAACAACATCAACACAACAGAGAGAGAGATAAACCCTGTTACAGCAACCAGATTACCACGCACTCCCAAAACACCAAAAAGCTATATTGGTAAAGTCGTAAGTATTTGCGGTATAACGAGCAATAAAACGGCACCAGTGCCGTTTTGCCCTGCAAAATAGTGCCGGTTTTGCCGCCTGCATTTCGTGCAACTTAGGGGGTTGACGGCATACGCGAATTGTATTACGTTTTGTATTACACGCAACGAACAACGCAACACGAGAGGACGAGAATGACAAACTTTCATAAGCTCAATAACGCGGCGCCGCCGTTTACTTTTCCGAAAATGCAACCGCTCGCCGCTCGCGATATGCGACGCCGCGATTGTGAACGGTCGCGGGCGATCGACGCTTGTGTCGGCGGCGAGTGTTGCAAGAACTGCGAATTATTCACCGCGCCTGGGCGCCTTGACGACAAAGCAGACGAGCGCGACAGCGCGTACTTGAACAGGATAACCAAACGATGAAAAAGAAAGACGAAACCGTTATCGCCCGTATAAGCGCCACGCTTCGCAAGGCTATGTTGAAAGCGTGTTGCCTCGAACCTATCGAGAGTCAATCGGATTTTGTACGCGTGGCGATTGTCAACGAGATCAAAAAGCGGCGCGCTAATGAAGCATAACGACGACAAGCAACCGCGTCTCGCAATGGACTTACCGCCGCGAGAGATCCCGTTCGACAAAGACATTACCCTCGACGATAAGCGCCAATTCTTCAAACCGCAAGACGTCGCGCATATGCTCTCTGTGAGTAACGAGCACGTTCGCCACCTGTTAGAGTGCGGCAAGCTTGAGTCGGTCCTTATCGGCGAATCTGACGACCCCGAACGCAAGCGCGTAAGAGTAACTCGCCGCTCACTAAACATCTTTATCAACAACAGACGACACAACGCATAACAACAGCAGGAGAGAGAATGAATAACGACTTAACGCCGAATCAATATCTTGCGCTGATAGGCTCGCGAACTATAAGCACTGCCACGCACGGCGCAAAAATGATCTCTAAATCTGTGCCGCTACTTGTGTTGTTTCTACAAAAATACCCGAACATACCGACGCTAAAAGAAAACCTAATACTACAGGCGAGAGCCGCAACGATCGTACAGCAACAAGACGCTGTAAACACTCTATTGATCTCTCTCGGCGAACAAATCTTGCCGCTATTAGAAAAGCAAGTCGACTTACACAAAAGCAACACAACGCCACAACCGGGGTTATAGAATGAATAAAAGAGAGAGACTCATACGCACGCTTGCCGAGCGTCATACGAAAATGTTGCCGTATCCGTTCAACGGCGTCGGCCGATTACCTGGCGGCGCTATCAGACGCAAGCGACGACTGCGAAAGAAGTTTAGTAAGTTTCTCGTGGCGGTTATGTTTCACCGTATGGACTACATTCGGTCGTTGAACCGTCGGCAACTGCGACGCCTCGCCCAATCTATGACCGGCGCAACGCTCGTATTTGACGGACTGACCGCCGTCATAAAGGATGCGTCGGTACGATTCGACGACCTCGGCGACGCTGTCGCGTATGCCCTGTCGGACTGCTCGCCGTCGCCATTCATCAACAAGCGCCTACCGCTCGAAAAATACCCGCCAATGCCACAACCGGAGTTATAGAATGGACATTGATACAAAACAAGAATTCGTAGAAATGCTCGGCGGCGTCAAACGAGAGCGGCGCATTGCCGACGACTTGCTAATCGTTATTGACGGTATGCCGAAAAGCTTACGCTCGGAACTGCTACAGTATCGGGAGTGTATGCGTAATTGCCTCGATATCGCGGTCAACTGCGCAGAGACAATGATTAACGCGATCGAGTACGAACAGAGCGGCCCGGCAAAAGAGTTAAGCGACCATTGGGCAAAGATATTCAAAACGGGCGACGTAACAGAAAGCGAAAAAGGATTATGACCAACACAGCATTGACCAAGAAACAAACGACCGAGCTCGACCTTATGGCGCAAGTGATACGGGCCGACCTCAATACGATAAAACTACTCGGACAAGAAAAGGCTTTCCGCGCTGTACGGATCGGAGCGGCGTTGTTGTACGTAAAGAAAGTGTTACCGCACGGCGCGCTCAAATGGGCAACGGCAAACTCGGACCTGTCCGAGCGCTCTTGCCGTATGTATATGAAACTCGCAATAGCGTACCAGCAAGAGAGCCAACTCGCCGACGCTCGCGTTTATAAACTGGCGGCCGCGAACGATAAGACGGAAAAGAAACCGGCTTGCATACGCGATGTAATAAAGTTTATCGGCGAAAGAAGTCTTAATGACTTACTGATCCATTACGGCATAAAGCAACCGGCGCCGACGGGCGGATCGAGCGCGGGCCGGACGTCGACAATTACCGGCAAACAGGCAAACGAAAAAGACGAATCGCGCGCGTCATGGACTGACCTGACAGCGCGAATTACATTGCACGGAAAAGAGCTCAAAAGCTGGCAGTACCTAGACGACGACGAACGGCAAGGCGTGGCAACATTGCTCGCGGAAGTGTCAAAGGATATGGGCGGCACAATAATCGACCTACCTTTCGGAGACTCGGAATAATGAACGACCTACTAATTGCCGCGCTCGTAGTATCGCTCTTTGTAAACCTGTGCCAGCGCGTAAAGCAACGCGACCGCGAGCGCTTTATTCAAGAGATATACGAGAGCCGTTGCCACGCACGCGACCGGCTCAACAAGATATCTCGCGAATACCGCAAGATGAAAGCGGGCGGCCCTATCGCAAAAGGCGAGTTTTTGTATCAAGACCAAATCGGCGACGTGATCGCGGCCGCGCATAGGAGAGTGTTGCCGCACTTCGTTGTCCGTCCGCCGGAGACACCGAACTGCGAAATAGTGTCAACCGCGAAAGAGCTTGTCTATCACGATGAATATGCGTTGACAGTGGAGTGCTTCCGTCCGTGTCCAAAATGCCGCACGAAAGATATCCTCGCGCCATACTGCGACGCCTGCGCTCGCGACATACAGGCACGCAACGAAAGCGAGGCGCTATAATGTCTGGAATGAAAAAGGCGAATTTGCAGATAGACGCGGACTATCGCTTTGCAGTGGCAGAGTCTAATTATAGCGTCGCGATCTGTGTCGACTGCCAAAAGTCCGAAATAAAGACGCTTTGCCGCGTCTGTTATGACAACGCCGCGACAATAGGGTTGCTCTATCACGAGCTTACAGAAGCACAGCAACCGGCCGTTATTCGCGCGCGCCGCAAGCTCGGCCACTGGATAATGCAAAAGGGTATGCGCGTCGGATCTAACACGGTAGGCGAAACGCTCTTGACTATCGGCTTTGCGCTAGTAACAGGGAAACGAAACAATGCTAAATAACGTACGTTTTTGGTTTGCTGTCGTCGTGACTGTGCTGTCGATTGCCGGTCTGGTAATCATAATCTCGCGTGCTATAATGGCGCGTTGTCGTCGTCGTAAGATCAAGATAATAGTTTTTCAAGGGGGCGGCATTTACGGTGAGGATATTATCTCTTGAAGCTATCTCAACTCATACCGCCCGCTGATCTTGCCGAGTTTATGACGTTGCCAGAGACCGAGCGCGACAGCGTACGTATGATGCTCGGCGCGCTTACTCGCATTGAGTCGGCGCCAGTACTAAAGATCGCACTCGAAACGGTAGCGCGAGAGTTTGCCGGGTTGCGTGGTTGGTCTGCGGTAACGTTGCGGCGCAAGCTGGATCTCTGGCGGCATAGCGAGCACGATTGGCGTGCTCTGGTAAATGAGAGCAAGTCGCGGCCGGTATCGCGTCGGTTGTCGCCCGAGTTTCTCGGGTACTGGCGGTCGCTGTGTGATCAGAATCAACGTAAGTGTAAACCGGCACACCGCGCGTTGTTGCGCGCCTGGCGTAATGGCGACGAGATACCGGGTTACGGTACTTGGCGCGATTGGTTTATGCGAGAGGCGCCCGAGAAGCCGTTGCCGATCGCGTGCCCGCCTGACTTGCCGCGCGGATGGAATTACAAAACATTGATCAATTACAAACCTGATAAAGCAGAAACGGCGTTGACTCGGTACGGCGTGGCGGCGGCTCGCGAAGTGTTGCCAAAGGTTATCGGTACTCGCGACGGGTTGCGGTTTCTTGAGTACATAGTGCTCGATGATTGGCGTTCTGACTTCCGAATCATTGACCAGAAAGGCGCGGTCGTACAGTTGAACGGTATTCTCGGGCTCGACGTGTCGACAGGCGTTGCCCTTGGTTTTGGGTTACGACCGGAGTCGCCGAAAGACGACGGTCAATCGAATCATGGTCTCAAAGCTCGCGACGCTCGGGCGCTGGTCGCGGATCTGTTATGTAAGTATGGGTATCCGTGCGACTATAAAATGACGATCATTTGCGAGCGTGGTACGGCGACTATTGCGGAGCCTGACGCGGCGGCAATCAAAGAGGCAACGGGCGGGCAAGTGCGGGTTGTATATACGAGCATGGTTACGGGTAACGTGTTCGGGTTTGCTGATCGCGCAGTCGGTAATTGTCTCGGTAAAGCTTGGATTGAATCGTATTTCAATCGGCTACATAACGAGGCGGCGACGTTGCCTGGTCAAATAGGATCGAACTATCGAAAGCAACCGGCGAACGTACCGGCCAAGATCGCAGAGGCGCGGGCGCTGGTAAAGGCGGGCCAATACTTGCCGCCAGAGCTACGCCGCGAGGCACGCTTACCGTTTATGCACTTGCCAGAGGCGCGGCTTAGTTTAGAGCATATCTTTCGTACACTCAATAACCGTACGGACCATGTTCTTGAGTCGTTTGACGACGTTCTGGAATGGCGGTACGAGTATCTTGACGAGTGGCGGCCCGCGCACGAAATGGTCGGCATATCTGATACGCAACTCGACATGATATTGACGCAGACTCGTAAAGAGTCGCCGCTCGAACGTATGCGGCGCCTGTCGCACGGTTGCGACTTTGGAAAGCTGTCTCTGTCTGTTATGCCAACATTGCTCGGCGAACATCGACGAGTGAGCGTTGTTACGGGCGGCGAGATAACGTTCGAGCTTGGCGGGCGTAAGTTTACCTGGCGTGACACTGCCGAGCTCGCGCTCGTTGAGGGCGCCGAGTTTCTCGCGTATTACGACAAAGAGAACGCGGACACGTTACACCTAACGACCGGCGCTGGTCGGTACGTCTGCTCTATCCCGCGCGTACATGGAGTACACCGTGGCGACGCGGCCGCGCTCGGCGAACAGATCGCGCAAAAGCAAGGCTCGCTCAATCGTACGCTGTCGGCCGTACGGCGCCGCAATGTTCCGGCTCTGCAAAAGCGGCTCGACGACATGACGCATAATGAGAAGATCGTCGACAACTTTCTCGCCCTGGCGCCGCCTGTGTCTGGCAAGACTCGCGCAACAGCGAAAGTCTCGCGCGGGATTGCCAGAGCGACATCTGCTGAACAGCACGAGGGCGAGCTCGCGCGCGAAGTGTCCGAGACAACGATTAGCGACGCCGATCTAAACGCCGCAACAGAGCTACACCCGAACGAATCAAACAACGACGGACTCGACGACGGCGCCGATCTAATGGACTTACTATAATGAATCTACACTTAATACTGACGCATTACTGGTACGAGCAAGTCGCGTGCGGTTTTAAACACAAAGAATACAGAGAAGCAACCGCCCGTTGGCGCCGCCTGATATGGGACAAGCGCGACGAGATCGAAACCGTTACGTTTCATAGAGGATATACAGCAACGACTCGGACGATACCCGTTGAGAACATCACGCGCGGTATCTGTCCGTACGAGGGTTTCACAAAGCTATATTATATTATCCACTTGAACCCCGACAACCGTTGCGCGCACGTCGACGTGCGACCAACGACCGGGCAAATATACGATATAGGCGGTATGTACTGCCACGATTGCGGCGACATAATCGAAAGCGCAATCGAACAACAACACAGAGAGGAAATGAGATAATGAGCAAACCATCAACTATCAACATCAACGGGGTTGACTACGTACGGGCGGACGCTGTACCGGAAACCATAACGGAAGAGTTAGATAATATGCCGTACCGATTAGTGCGTACGCGGTCGGCGGGCGTTTTTGCTGCTTACGTTAAAGAGAGGAACGGACTAGAGGCGACTCTTATGCAGGCTCGGCGTTTATGGAAATGGAGTGGCGCTGCGTCGCTATCCGAACTAGCAATGCACGGCGTCAAAAATCCGGAAAAATGTCAATTCCCTTGCACGGTCGATAACCTCGTTGTCACAGAAGTAATAGAGCTATTGCCGGTAACGGAAAAAGCAAAAACGAGCATAAACGGGGTACCAGTATGGACTGCATAATAAACTACGGTGACGGTGACGGTTCCGGTTCCGGTTACGGTGACGGTTCCGGTTACGGTGACGGTTCCGGTTCCGGTTCCGGTTCCGGTGCCGGTGACGGTGACGGTTCCGGTTCCGGTTGAAACTTTGCCGGAATTATCACAGCGGTTCCCGCTGAGATAATTCCGGCACAACACATTTTGGAATAATGAAAAAGAGACAGACCATAAAGGAATGGATACAAAGCGACAGGCACTTGCCCGACCGTTGCCGCACAAGAGGTTTCTGGCGCACGTTTCGAGACCTGTCGCGCACGTCGGATAACGCGACTGTGTTGCGGTTTCTGCGTTTCATGGCGTATCACGGATACACGTTACAGCGAACGCGGCGGCGCGGAGTATATACGCGCATTGAAAAGTCGATCGCAATATCACAAGAAACCGGGCCGTCGGATCTGTCGGCGCTGAAACGGAATAATGTACAGCGACTCGCGATTTATAGGGCAACCCTTGAACATAGAGAGGAACACAGAGATTATGTCAACAACAACGGATAGAGAGCGTACTCACGTCGTCGCATTGTCCGGCGGGCGCGATTCCACCGCAATGGCTCTTCGCCTCGCGGAAGTCGAACCGCGCAATTATTCCTTTGTGTGCTCGCCGACGGGCGACGAGTTGCCGCCAGTTGTCAAACACTGGCGAAACATGGAAAGTATAATCGGGTCGCCGCTAACGTACGTCTCTGCGGGGTATAGCCTTGTTGAGCTCACAAAAGAACAAAACATGTTGCCGAATTGGCGCGCTCGATTCTGCACCCGTATGCTTAAAATAGTACCGTTTCAAGCGTGGATAATAAACAGACTTCCCGCAACGGTATATGTCGGGTTACGGGCCGACGAGGAGTCGAGAGAGGGCGTCGACTATGAGCTCGACTTGTTTCTCGACCAGCGCTCGCCGCTTGCGGAGTGGGGTTGGACATACGGAGACGTCACTTGCTATTTAGAATCGAAGGGCGTTGTTATTCCGCCACGTACTGATTGTGCGCGCTGTTATTATCAAACTCTTTTTGAATGGTACACGCTATCTATTCAATACCCGGAAACTTACGAGAGCGCCATCGACGACGAGCTCCGCACGGGGCATACGTACCGCTCGCCACAAAGAGATACGTGGCCGAGCGCGCTGTACGATTTACGTGAAGAATTCCGCGCGGGCCGGATTCCAAAGGAATATAAGCGCGGCGACGGTTGCCGCATTTGCACGCTATAACAACAGCACCACGAAAGGAACACAGAGACTATGCCAACAACAACAAATAGAGAGTACGTCAACAGTTTACCCGACGACATGCGCGACCAATTGACCTGGTTATCTCAACACATTGACGAGACGGGCGCGAGTCTGGGCGCAATCGGAAAAGCGTTACGATATGACGCAGGGACAATATCAAAAGTGCTCGCAGGAGTATACACGGGTAGTATGCACAACGTTTGCAAGCGTATTGCAGTACTGCGAAAAGTACGCGACGAACGAGCGTTGTCGCAAGGTACAACGTTCGTCGAAAACTCAATCGCGCAGAAAGTCGAGCTTGTCCTTAAGTACGCGCACGCTAACAACACGATAACGATCATCGTTGGCGAGTCGCGTATGGGCAAGACGACGGCCGCAAAATGGTATTGTTACGAAAAGTATGTCGGAACGACTGTTTACGTCTCATTGCCGCCAGCGTGTACACATAGGATGCTATTACAGATAATAGCGGGCAAGCTCGGGTTGCCGACTAATGGATCAACAGCTCTCTTATACGAGATATTACGCGACGCGCTTACGCCCGACATGTTACTCGTTATAGACGAGGCGCATTTCCTTCTCGCGGCAACGTCGAGAGCGTGCCCGCGTTCTCTTGAGGCCGTGCGACACTTACACGACACGACCGGCGTTGGCGTGGCGCTTATAGCGACAGAGCGCTTTTACGACTCTCTCGCGGCTTCTCGGTACCAGTACGAGCAATTGCTCGGCCGTGTTGCTGTGCCCGTACAGCTAAAACCGAAAATCAAGCGCTCGGATATACTGCCAATCATAAAGCAGTATTATGACAAGCCATCTACAGAGATCCTCGACCACGCGCTAACCATTGCCAACGCGCCCGGCCGTCTCGGGCACCTGGCGCTCGACCTACGAGTAGCAAGTCGACTCGCCGCCAAGAAAGCGCGCCAGCTAACAGAAACCGACTTTCTAACAGCAATGGCAATCAGAGACCAAAACCGGAAAGGGTAGATTATGCACACAACAGAGAAACTGTATGTTGCCGTCGACACTTGGTGTACTTGGTGTGGTAAAGACGGTCGCGATGGCCGGTTACACGTCGGCCCTGATTTCGGATGCGTACATTTCAACAACTGAAACAACAACACAGAAAGAGAGAGAATAATGGCAGGATCATACAGTCACGTTGTGGACAACGACGGCACGTTTCGGGGTATCAGCTTACTAGACAACTTGGCGGATATTCACGAGGCGATCGAAGAAATGGTCTTAATGATCGAGATCGCGTCAGACGGTGACAAAGACGTCATAGAGGTTTGGCGCAAAAAGGCAATCAAGCAACAAGCGGAAAGATATTGATAATGAACATTACAGAAATGAAAACCCTTGCCGAAATACTCGCATACCGCGACCGCAAGATCGCCGATCTACAGATAAGACAGAAAGCAGACCGGCGCCAGCTATTGAAAGCGGCTAAAGAGAAAAAGAGCTTACACTCGACACTCGACAGCGGCGGCATATCGTGCGAGATCGTATGCGACAACGGCTCAATCGCGCATATCAATTGGCCCGCGCCAACTCTCAAAAGCTCTATATCGACGATCGCCGTCAAAAATCAAATACGTGCTATATGCGGCGAAAAGTGTCGGTTCATGTTTAAGACCACAACAGCGCTTGTTCCGAGCGTTGTCTCTTCTGATTTCGGATGGCGCGCGTATATCCGTTCGAGCCTCGGCGCACGCCTTGGCAACAAGCTTATAAAGCTCTGCGAATCAACCTCGTCGCCAAGAGTAAGCTACGAAACAAAGCCAGAAAGCGAGACTCGATAATGGCGATATCAACGAGATACAACAAACAAGTGCGTTTTGACGCGGTCGAGATCGGCGAAACGTTTCGTATAGAAGACAACATCTACACGAAAGTTACTCCTAACTCTGGAAAGCGACACGACTTCACCACATGGCGAGAAGATTTCGAGGGCGTACATGTATTGCCCGACCCGCCGAAAAGCTTGTTAGACGAATTCACGCTGGTAATCTTGCCCGCTCTTATTAGCGAAAACCGGAGCAACTACATTATAAGCGAGAGAGTGTCAGAAGCATACAGAATAGCGGCACTAGCAATGAAAGAACGCCGCCAAATAGCAGAAAGAGAGACTCAATAATATGAAACACGTTGCTTACTCATTGGTGATAATGGCGTTTATTCTATCGTTCTCGGCGTTTCTAATAACCATAGACGCGAGCGGAAGAATCAACGATATACTCGAACAACAAAAAATAGAGAGACAACGCGTCGTCGTCTGCAACGAAACCGACCACATGTTGATTGACGAGCTCTTTACAATATGCGCCCGACACGATCGACAGTTTGCCGCCAGCGAACGGCGCGAAACACAGATCGTATCGTCGCTAACAACGGCGTTACTTGCTAATAAAACGAACAGCAGAACACTAACGGAAGTAATAACCGCGATCAACGCCGCTCCTCTACATAATCACGCGTCGATTGACGAGGGTATTGACCCTGGAATATGGCAAATAACAAGCGGCCGCGATATGGTACAACCGTGAGTCTATCAAGAGCACAACAAGGCCGGTTTAGACCGCTAGTCAAAGCGGCCTGGTCGCGTGTATCTGGCGCCGCCGGTCTCGACGAGAAAGACGCACGAGCAAAAGACGCCTGGTACCGGCGCGAGCTCGTAACGTCTGATCTCGGAATCTACACAACAAAAGAGATCAAAACACCCGACCAGTTTCGTGTGATTATGTTGCATTTTGCGAACATTGCAGACGATCAATACTGGATAAACCGACTCGTAACAGAAGACTCGCGCAGAGCATTGCGCGGCCTTGAGACTGCTATGTTGCGGGCGGGCCTAACGCACGATTACGTTGTCGGTATTGCTCGTCAAATGAAAATACCAGACAAGCCAATCAAGGATTTACCGGCGGCAATGATCCGCAAACTGAGAATAGCGCTCACGTACGCCGAGCATAGATCGGCTAAACGTGCCAAATAACGATCACTTATCGCCATTGATAGAGCGTCATTTGTTCGACTCGCGCAAATGGGTTACAACCGACGAGATATGCGCGCGGTTCAACGTTACGCCAAGGGCTCTCCGCACGGTCGGCACGCGGCCCGGTCTGGCGAGCGCTTTCGCTATATCAAGCGATAAAGGATATCGACACATTGAGCACTCCTCGCGCCTCGAATGGCGTGTTTTCAAACATCGTTTGCGCCGCCACGCTATCGCCGAGTTACGGCGGGTAAGCGTCTTGCAACGTGCCCGCAATCGCCAGACGATACAACGTCGTGGCGCCACGCTCGAAAAAGAGACCGGGCAACTACTCGCCGACTTCGGAGTCACGCCAGAAGACCAGCGCCGTTGTCACCACGCCGCACACTAGCGAGTTATCAAACCATCGAGACATTGCCCGTTTATTCAACTCTAATCGCCTGGCGGTTATCAATCACTCTCGACACCAAGTCGACGCCGTAAACCCTTCTGTTTGCACCCTTTATCGGCCTTGTTCGGCTTTGTTCGGGTTATCAACCTGTCCCAGACTTGCCACCACGCACCGATAGTGCTCG